TTCTTGAAAGTATTCCAGGATACGCAGCTGACACAGACGGAAATCAGTCTCAGTTCGCAATGGGTGTTACCAAGGTTGGTGCATTAAATAACCGTTTCCAAGTCTACAAGAACCCATACATGACAAGTGGTGACGTTCTTATCGGATTCCGTGGAACAAACTTCCTCGAAACAGGTGCAGTATATGCTCCGTACATTCCGTTGATCCAAACTCCTTTGGTATACGATCCGGTCAACTTTACTCCACGTCGTGGTGTAATGACCCGTTATGCCAAGAAGATGGTTCGTCCAGAATTCTACGGAAAAATCTCTGTATCAGGTACAGAAGATTTATAATTCTGTTTGGAATAACACAAAATTTAAGAGGGGTTCTTTTGAACCCCTCTTTTATTTTATAACGATTACTTTAAGTAATGTATATTTATAGACATGGACGAAGAAAATAACGAAGAGAACACAGAACAAAGTGTAGAATTAGAAAGAGTTAGATGGGATGGTACGTTAAGTTCACCTATTGGAAAAACTCCATTCGGATTTTTCGACAATGATCAAAGCTTTGTTGGATTCGCACCAAGAGCAGCTGATTGGGCAGCTAAAAGACTAGGTCATCCAATCGTTGATGTAGAAATGATTGATGTACAATTTTACGCTTGTTTTGAAGAAGCAATAACTGAATATAGTTCGCAAGTAAATCAATTTTCGATAAAACAAAATTTGTACAGTTTAAAAGGTACTACAACAAGTGTTAATTTGACAACATCCGTAATGCAAACTCAACCATTACCATTTTATTTAAAACTATCTGAAGCATATGGAGCAGAAGTAGGTACAGGAGGAAATGTAGATTGGAGAAAGGCGAGTCTTAAAGTAAAATCGGGTGTTCAAACATACGATTTACAAGGTTTATTTAATCAATATTATATTTGCCCAAAAACAGGTCAAAAGAAAATTGAAAGAATCGAAGTTAAAAGAATTTGGCATCATCCACCACCTGCTATGAATAAAATATACGACCCAATGGCAAATTCAGGTATGTCTTTCTCAAATCTATTAAGTGAATTTAATTGGAACGGAATGTCTCCTATTGGAACTCAATTTCTACTTCGTCCGGTAAATGAGGATTTAATGCGTTTGCAAGCAATTGAGTTTAACGAACAAGTCAGAAGAAGTGCATATGGATTTGAGGTAATTAATAATAAATTAACAATTTTACCTGTACCTCAAAAAGACTTTACTCTTTGGTTTGATTATGTATATAAAAGAGAACGTGACTTGGCAGCCGTGCAAGGATATGTAGATGCGGATGAATTCAATACTATGCCAAAAACACAAACTCAGATTGAAGAATCAACTACACAACAGGTAGTTTCAACAGAGTCTAAGCAAGGAATAGACGATGGAAGTTGTCATACCGAAGAAAAAGAAAAAACTACATCTGGTAATTGCGATTCAAGTGTAACTGATGTAAGTAATGCTCCTTATGAATTTCATAATTTTGGATCAATAAATGATGTAGGTAAACGATGGATAATGAAATATTACTTATCATTGTGTAAAGAACTTTTAGGAGCAATTCGTGCAAAATATCAAAGTATTCCAATACCAGGTGGAGAAACATCATTGGACGGTTCTGAGTTAAGAGCAGAAGCACAAAATGAAAAAGAGCAGCTAATAACTGAATTAAGAGAAGACTTAGAAGTTACGAGTCGTAGTACAACAAGTGAGCAACTTAACCAAGTAGCAGATAATTTACAAGAAAATTTAAGAAAAGTACCAAACTTTTTATACATAGGATAATGGAAAGATCAAGAGGGAGATACTATTCACGTAGAGATGTCCGTTTTATGAATAGTTTAAACGGAGAACTTATGCTCAATATAATAGAGCAAATAATTATCGTGTATAAAATCAACGCAGATCAAACTAAATCGAGTATCTACGGTGAAAGTTTGAATAAAGTTTATTATCCAGGAGTAGAAATAAGTTGTTTAGTAGAATCTGATCCACAATCAACAAGTTATGAAGGTTTTGGTCCCGATGTAAAAAAAGGAACTATTTTCAGGTTTCATCAAAAGTTATGTGAGACTAAAGAAATCTATCCAGAAATTGGTGATATAGTAATGTGGGAAAATACATTTTTTGAAATTTCTAATATTGTAGAAAATCAATTTTTAGGTGGTCAACCTGAAAAAAATTATAGTTTATTGTGCAATGCACATATGACCAGAAAAAGTAAATTAAACATAACACCAAGAGCTCAATAAAATGGACTACGATAAAGTAAATAATCCATTTATTACACTTCGTAATCATAAAACTGATAAAGAATTTACAGTAGATTTGACAAAGGATATACCAACGGTTGCTAATAACCCAAATATGTCCAATATGAAAAAATCAAATCATACATTGTATTCAGATAATCGTGCTGAAAAACTTAAATGGGGTGACGATGTAAATACCTTCGGAACATATTCAATTACTTTAGTAGATATTGATAATATAATTTATGAATATTTTACAAATGTAATTAATCCAACTGTAACTGATACCAATAATTCTAAAATAAGTGTACCAGTAAGACACGCATCTCCTGAACGTTGGAGTGCAATTCAAAGTGACGGATTATATAGAGACGATAAAGGCCAAGTTCAACGTCCTATAATTATTTTTACTAGAACCGGTGTAGCAAAAGATGATTCTTTTGTAACTTTTAACAAATATCTTTCTGTACCTGTTATCAAAAAATTTAGTAGTAAAAACTCATACGATAGACTGAGTTTATTAAATGATGCTGAACCATTACATGAAATTCACAATGTCACTTTTCCAGATCATGTAGTTTTGACATATGACTTCACAATAAATACAGAGTACGTAGAGCAAATGAATCAGTTAATTGAAATTATAAACTTTGCGGATAATGACTATTGGGGTGATCCGGCTCGGTTTAAATTTAGAGCAACTATTGATTCATTTTCAAATTCAATAGAAGTTCCATCAGATGATGATAGATCAGTAAGTTCTACATTTACACTTAACATAAATGCGTATTTACTTCCATTGGTTTTCAACAATCAAACAAATATAAAAAGAGGGCTTAGTACACGAAAAGTAATTTGGGGAACAGAAGCAGAGTTTTTAACTACAGATGAATTAGGAAAACCGACTAAACATACGCAAACTGAGTTATCACTCGACTTTAAAAAAAAAGAAAATACAACGGAAAAAAGTTTAGTATTAAATAGAAAATCACCAAAAGTTTATTTGACACAAGACCAAGCTGATACTTTTGTTGTCAGAATTTGGAAAGATCTTCTTGATTATACTATAAACATAGAAGGTAGAAACTTTAGAATTAATATTGACGAGTCTAACTATAAAATAATGTGGGATGTAGGTTTGTCAGAAATAGATATTACACCCAATAATCAATACGACATTGATCTCGATACCGGTCATAGTGTTCAGATTTTTACAAAAAATGCTTTAGAACTTTTGTTAATAAAATTTCAACCTTTTGAGCAACCAACTCCAACACCAAAAAATCTAAATCCAACCAAAACACCAACACCAATTCCACAACCTACTCCAACACCCAAACCGTCAATTCCAACCAAGACACCCACACCGATTCCTTTACAACCTACTCCAACTCCTGAACAAATAATTCCAACCGAGACACCGACTCCATCTTGTGGTCCAATACATCATACCGAGACACCAACTCCAATTCCTGATCAACCCACTCCAACTCCTGATCAACCCACTCCAACTCCTGATCAACCCACCCCAACACCAAGTGAGACACCAACTCCAATGTGTGACCCAATCCATGATACTGAAACACCTACACCAAGGGAAAAAAAAACACCGACACCAACAGAAACACTAACCGAGGCTCAAACTGATACACCTACTCCAACTCAAACTGATACACCTACTCCAACTCAAACTGATACACCTACTCCAACTCAAACTGATACACCTACTCCAACTCAAACTGATACACCTACTCCAACTCAAACTGATACACCTACTCCAACTCAAACTGATACATCTACTCCAACTCAAACTGATACATCTACTGACACACAAACTCCAACACCAACCGAAACACCAACTCCAACACCAACCGAAACACCAACTCCTAAGTCAACTCCTAAGTCAACTCCTAAGTCAACTCCTACACCTACTCCAACTCAAACTGAAGCTCAAACACCTACACCAACTCAAACTGATACATCTACTCCAACTCAAACTGATACATCTACACCAACTCAAACTGATACATCTACTCCAACTCAAACTGATACATCTACTCCAACTCAAACTCAAACTGATACATCTACTCCAACTCAAACTGATACATCTACTCCAACTCAAACTCAAACTGATACATCTACTCCAACTCAAACTGATACATCTACTCCAACTCCAACTCAAACTGATACATCTACTCCAACTCAAACTGATACACCTACTCCAACTCAAACGGAAACACCTACTCCAACTCAAACTGATACACCTACTCCAACTCAAACTGATACATCTACTCCAACTCAAACTGATACATCTACTGACACACAAACTCCAACACCAACCGAAACACCAACTCCTAAGTCAACTCCTACACCTACACCAATTCCACAATATGAGTTAGAAACTTCGGCCGACACAATAAATGAAGGAGATGCTTTAGTCGTTACACTTAAGACAATTAATGTTCCGAGTGGGACTAAAGTGGGTTACGCAATGTCCAATCCAGATGATTTTGGAGAAACATTTACTGGTGAATTTATTGTATCACAAAGTGGTAACACCTCTATTACATTTTCACCAATAGAAGACTATAAGACAGAAGGTACAGAAACACTCATTTTGGAACTCATAAGTTCAAGTATAGGTGGCAATCAATGGCAAAAAATTAGAATTTCGGTAGAAATAAATGATACATCAGTTCCACCAATTTATGAACTAGAGGCTTCTTCACTGGAAATAAATGAAGGTTCGGACGTCACAATAACATTGAAAACTATTAATGTTCCAGTTGGTACAGACGTGAGTTATGTAGTTACAAATAGAGATGATCTTGGATTATTAAATTTAGTTGGTAGTTTTATAATTGGTGAAGACGGAATGGCGCAAGCATCGTTTACACCAGTTGAAGATTTTGAGCTAGAGGGAATTGAAACTTTTATACTAGAATTAGCAGGTTCAAGTACTGGACGAAATGAATGGAAAAATGTAAACATAGAGATTTCAATAATTGATACATCAGTCCCAACACCAACTCCAACTGATACACCAACAGAAACACCTACACAGACTACGACACAAACTCCAACGGAAACTCCAACACCTACACCTACAGAAACTCCAACCGAGACACCAACACCTGAGCAAACACCAACTCCAACACCTACACCTACAGAAACTCCAACCGAGACACAAACACCAACTCCAACCGATACACCAACAGAGACACCGACCGATACACAAACAGAAACTCCAACAGAAACTCCAACCGATACACCAACAGAAACACCAACAGAAACTCCAACAGATACACCAACAGAAACTCCAACTCCTGAGCAAACACCAACTCCAACCGATACACCAACAGAAACTCCAACAGAAACTCCAACAGAAACTCCAACTCAAACGCAAACTGAAACTATTACAACCGAACCATTGCAAGTAAAATTATATTTAGTTCCAAATTCAGATAACTCTGATCCATACACTCTCACTCAAGATGATTTAGATGGAGATTTAAACCAAACTATTTTGGAATATACAAGTGGTGACGAAATATCAACAAGCCTGCAATCAGTGTTTTTAATATCAGCAGAAGAACTTTGCTATAGTGCAATAATTCAGTTCTCTGATTACGAGACTGACTCTTACACTTTACCGTTGATAGGTAGATTCAACGAAGAATATTATTACAGTGTTCCATACAAAAGAATAAAAAGCATTGAAATAACCATTTGTTAAATAATTTAATATTATCATTGAATAATTGGAATTTATTTGTTACCATAAAGTTATGGAAAATAATCAATGTAAAATTACCGATGACGAAAAAAATGAATTGGTAGAGTTAAACGCAGAATATCAAAATTTGCTTTTATCTATGGGCGAACTAAATGTTGAAGAACTTAGTTTGAAAACACAACTCAAATCTGTAAAACAAACAAAGAAAAAATACAAAGAATCTTTGATACAATTTAAAAATAAAGAGAAAATTTTCTCGGATAGACTAACAAAGAAATATGGTGTGGGAGATTTGGATATTTCTTCTGGAATATATGTTAAAAGTTAGTATTTTAGATAAATATTAAATTTTGGAATTTTTTGACTATATTTATTTTAAAAGTTTCATTTTTAACCATTAACAACTCAATATAGGAGAAACCCAAAGATGGCAGAACGTATAGTAAGTCCGGCAGTATTCACCAATGAAATAGATTCAACTTTCTTGGTTGAAGGAATTTCTGCGATAGGTGGAGCAATTGTGGGTCCTTTCACAAAAGGTCCAGCATATTCACCAACGATTGTAACAAGTATTAACGAATTAGAAGCACTCTTCGGTGTTCCTCAAGGTATTTATTACCAACCATTCACCGCACGTGAATATCTTCTTCAACAAGGAGTAGTCACAATCGTGAGAACTGGAGCATTAGAAGGATGGTACAATTCACAAGCACTCGCAATTAAAGCAGAATATGTCACTGCGAGTCTCGACGAAGCAAATATTGCTGAAGGAGATATTCCAAAAGAAGCAGTAATCGGTGTCTTGGCAAACACTTTAAAAGAAAAGAATGACGATGGATCGTTGATCTTAAAAGAAAACTTGGCATCACCGAGAGATACAAGTGTTGGTTTTTACGGATCATATTTACAAGATTCAGAAGGAAACCAAGTCACAGAACTTGAAATGAGTGCTGAAAGCACATCGGGTCAATTAGTATTAAGACAAGTATTTAATGAACAAGATAGTGCAACAAGCAACAATCAACTTGAACCAACTGAGTTAGGTTCTTTTACATTTAGTGTTGATCCATCTTCACCTGATAGTTTACAAAATATATTTGGACGAGCACCACAAAGAAATGTAAAACCTGCATATTTTGAATCATACTTTGAAAGTACACAACAAGAAATTTTTAATCTTATGAAACCCGTTGCTGAAGGTGGTGCGAATGCTAAGTATAAAATTACTATCGAGTTAAGTGATGATTTCTTAAACTTTTCCGCACAACTTGAAGATGCAGATGGAGACGGATATCTTAATTATCAAGATTCTGATTATTCATATCCTGCATATGATGGTGCTGGATTAGGTGAACACGCTTGTCGTCCTGCTAAAACTCCTTACATTATGTCACAAGAAATTAGTGGTTCACGATATGAACTATTTAGATTCTGCACAAGAAGTTTCGGTGGAGCTGCAAATCGTGAAGTAAAAGTTGGTATTTACAATGTTAAAACACCTGGAACTTTAGATGGTACTGATTATGGATCATTTAGTATAATAGTTCGTGGTTTTGGTGACAACGATAAAACTCAAGACGTTATAGAAGACTTTAGAGATGTAACACTTGATCCTTTGAGTCCAAGATATCTTCCACGTGTTGTTGGTGATCGTTACACATACATCAACAATATGGGTAAGATTATTGAACGAGGTGATTACGCAAACGGAAGTGATTGGGTGCGTGTTGAAATGCCAAAGGATAGTGTTGCACCAACGCAATGTATGCCATATGGACATACCGCATACCAATGTCCAATTGGTGTACTAGATTTACCAGAACCAAAGTATTCATACGCATCACAATACTCAAGAGTGCCAAAAAGATATTTCAATGGAGCAGTCTTCAATGAAGATTCACCAGACGGAGTTCTCAAAATGCCAGAATGGAGTAAAGATACTACTGAATTATTTGCACCAATACCTGAGAATGCAGGACACGCCGGTTCCGGATTTTTCATGGATAAATCAGGTTTAATTGAGATGGACATTGATGGAGTTATTCAATCAGAAACATTTGTTCCAATTCCAACTGTACCATCAAGTGCAAGTGAAGAATCAGATGCACGTGGTCAACGTAGATTCTTAGTTGGTTTCCAAGGTGGAGAAGACGGACAATCTCCGGTTCTTCCAATTATGCTTGGTGACAACATTCGTGCCGACAATGTACAAGGAATGGATTGTAGTAAAAGATTCTCTTCCGGAACACAGGGATATGAACGAGCATTTAAAGCATTAAGCAACCAAGATGAATTTGATATCAACTTGCTTGTTACACCTGGCCTTACATTAGATTTACACAGAAGTGTAATCAATATGGGTGTTGATTTATGTGAAACACGGGAAGATTGTTTTTACATTCTTGATTGTGTTCAAGCAAACGGACAACCTGGATTAGTAGACGAAGCAGTATTACAAGCATCAACAATTGATAGTAATTACGCTGCAACTTATTATCCTTGGGTTAAAATTATTGATCCTGCGACTAACGCACTTCAACCTTTTCCACCAAGTGCTATTATGCCAGCAGTTTTTGCTTCCAATGATAAAACCGCTGCTGAGTGGTTTGCACCTGCCGGTTTGAACCGTGGTGGACTTGAAGGAGCAGTAAGTGTGCTTGATCGTCTTACATTCGCAGAAAGAGATACTTTATACGAAGGTAAGGTCAACCCAATTGCTCAGTTTCCTGGTCAAGGTATTGTTGCTTTCGGACAAAAGACACTTCAAAGACGAGCATCTGCACTTGATAGGATCAATGTAAGACGTCTCTTGATTACTCTTAAGAAGTTTATCGCAAGTACATCACGTTATTTGCTGTTTGAACAAAACACCGCTGCAACCCGTAATAAGTTCTTGGCAATTGTCAATCCTTACTTAGAAGCAGTTCAGCAACGTCAAGGTTTGTATGCGTTCAATGTTATTATGGACGAATCAAACAACACACCTGACTTGATTGATAGAAATATCCTTTACGGACAAATCTTCTTGCAACCAGCACGTGCGGTTGAGTTTATCATACTAGACTTCAATCTCCAAGCAACTGGTGCATCATTTGGGTAAGAAAAAAAATTACAATTAAAAAAACAAAAAACCCTTCTTCGGAAGGGTTTTTTTGTAGATATATATTTATAGTAGTATGAATCAAAGTTTGACAGACATAGTAATTGAAATTCAATACAAAGAATTTGTAACTTTTGTACATGAACACAAATTGACAGAAGAAACTCATTCACTAAACGAAATTATCATTCCCGGTAAGTTAAAAAAAGTTTGGGGATTTATTACAGACTTGAAAGAAAAACTTTCAGTTAAAGTTACTGACTTAATAAAATTATTTATGGATAAACTTGTTTTTAAATTTTTTGCGAAAATAAAATTTAGTATGAGTTATTTGTTCAAACTTGTCAAAAAAGGATTCAAAGCATATAAAGAAGTAATAAAAGCAATCGGAGAATATGTAGCAAGCACAAAAGTAGGAAAGTGGACCGAAGAAAAATTGAAAGCATTGGATGCATTTTTAGCAAAACATCCGAGAACCAAGAAGATTGCTGGATTGGCAGTCGCAGGTATACTTGTTTATATTTGGTTGAACATGACATTCACAGGTAACGCAGACTATGACTTTGATATGGGAGATATGATAATGGCACTTGGTGGTGGATTCACATTATCAAAGTTATTTGCAGGACCTGAGGGAATGGCGTTATTAACACTGTTTGCAACTGGTATGATAGGTTTATCATTTCCGTGGCCAGGACCACAACATATGCAGTTTGTAGGTGCAGTATTATACGGTTCAGCAAAAATAGTAGGAAAAAAACTAACAAAGAACAAAAATAAATAAATATATTTTTTAGTTATTGGATATTTATCTATGTGTTTTGTAATAAAAACAACTTTTCAAAAAACTAACCAATATTTATTTCTAAGAAATACAACCTAAAAAATTTGGAGAATTAACAATGGCAGAAGTAATAGATGTAAACGAAATGTTCTTTACGGCATTTGAACCTAAAACGGCTAATAGATTTATCATGTATATGGATGGTCTTCCTGCGTATCTTATCAAAGGAGTAACTCGTCCTAACCTTAATATTGATCCTGTGACAATTGATCACATCAATATCAAACGTAAACTAAGAGGTGGTAAAGCCGAATGGCAAGATATCACAATGACACTTTATGATCCAGTAGTTCCAAGTGCATCACAGGCTGCAATGGAATGGATTCGTCTTTCCCACGAATCTGTGACTGGTAGAAATGGTTACGCTGACTTTTACAAAAAAGACATGACAATTAACTTGTTAGGACCTGTTGGTGACAAAGTAGAAGAATGGACAATTAAGGGTGCATTCTGTACCGCAGTTGACTTCGGAACATTAGATTGGTCAACAGGTGATCCTTTAAATGTTAATCTCACCGTTGCGTATGACTACGCAATTCTTCAATACTAAAAAATTATTAACATTGTTGTATTTTAAAGAAAACTCCCCATGTGGGGAGTTTTTTTTTGTATAAGTATATATTTATTTGAAATGAAATCTGAAAAACTTAAAAACGAAATACTTTCATTATTCAATGAAATTGAGAATGAAAAAAAAGCAGAACTACAAGTTGAAGGACTAAGTGCCATATATAATAAAGTTGCAAAGTTTTTGTTAAAGCAAGTAAAAGCAGGTAAACTTACAAGAGATTATGATATAAGCCCAACAGATGGTCGTATGGTATTTAGAACTGGTAGTGGTAAGAAAATCGTGTTCAAAGATATGAAATTAGGCGTTACTGCAAACAAAACTTGGAAAGGTAAAAAAGATAGTGAGTTTTTCAGTTACAATGACCACAAAAAAATGTTAGATTTTGCTCTTGCTGATATTTAATAAAGTTTTCTTTATTTAATAAAAAAATTTAGTTCTTGTATATGTATATATATTGGTATATATTATACTAATATTTTAAAAAAGGTTATAATTTTATGGAAAACGAAGACAGTATAAAAATTCCCGATGAAGTTCGTCAGGCAATGAAAACCGATGGACCTACTCCAAGTGCAAGTGAAACAAAACAAGCAAGAAACAATGATTCAACTGCATTTCAGCAAACAGACACAATTCAAAAAACTGAGTATCCAAGTGAGGTTGTAGATTTACCAAGTAAAGGTTGGTTTTATGATCAAGCAAGTCCACTTGCAAGTGGTAGAGTTGATGTCAAGTACATGACTGCAAAAGAAGAGGATATTCTTACGAGTCAAAATCTTATTAAAAAAGGAATTGTGCTTGATAAACTTCTTGAGCAACTTATTATTTCACCTGGTGTAAAGTTAGATGATATTTTGGTAGGAGATAAAAATGCAATATTTATCGCAGCTCGTGTTCTTGCATATGGAAAAGAATATAAGATTAAGTTTAAAGACCCATCCACCGGTGACGATGTAGAAGATACAATTGATCTTACTCAATTAAATCCACGAGAAATAAACTTTGAAAATTTCAATCGTGGTGATAATATTTTTGAATATACATTGCCACATAGTGAACGTGTTCTTCATTGGAAGTTGTTAACACACCAAGATGAACAAGCAATTGATGCTGAGCTGAAAGGTCTTAAGAAGTTTACAAAAAATAAAAACCAAACATCAGAAGTAACAACCCGTTTAAAGTATGTAATTAAGGCATTAGACGGAGACGATGATCGTGCTAAAATCAAAAGTTTTGTTGATAAAGAATTACTCGCACGTGATAGTTTGGCATTTCGTGAACATATCAAAGAAAATACACCAGACTTAGATATGACATTTAACTTTGAGTCGGAAGACACCGGTTATACAGAAAGGATGACGATCCCATTAGGGGTCGACTTTTTTTACCCTTCCACCGGAGTATAGAATAAGTCTCCACGAAGAGATTTTTAATCTCTGCTATTACAGTGAAGGTGCTTTTAATCAAAGCATAGTATACAATATGCCGATTTATCTGCGTAGGTTTTATTCAAAGAAATTGTTGGATGTTAAAACAAAAGAGAATGAACAAGTAAAAGCTCAACAAGCAAAAGCAAAAACAAGTTCATCCGCACCACGATCAAGACCATCATTTAGGTAGTTGTTTTTCCATATAAATTCCCACGGACATATATTTATACATGGATATATGTACACTCTCAGGAATTAAAATATGGAAAAAAATAAAAACTCTAATAAATTGTCTTTAAATGAAGAGCATTTAATCAACGAATTCATTGGAAAACTTGCTACTGCGATTTTTAATAGCAAAGCAAAAAAGTTGTCGAAAAAAGCATTTGGTGATCCACGATTAACTAAAGTATTTGACAAGTATGTTGAAGATACAAAAAAGTTTAAAGCAGAACTAAAACGTCTTGGTCTTTCAAGTCGTGAAGATTTAAAAAATGCTATAAACAAAAATCCAAGACTCAAACCATTTGTTGATGTATAATATTTAACTTATGGATATTATAGACGTAAACGATTTTACAAACCAACTGCAAAAGTCGGTGAAAGATAATCTTACGCCTGAATTAACAAAAGTAAATGATCTTACAAAAGAATTTCAAAATTCTGTAATAGAAGGAAACTGGAGTGTTGCAATAGATTTAGTAGGAAGTGACAAAGTAAAACAAATTAATACCGAACTCACAAGCAGTAGTGCATATTTTGAAAAAATAAAAAGTGAAGCAACACTACTCGGTGAGCAATTAAATAAAGCAGTTGGTTCAAACGAATTAAATAATATCATTTCTGATAAACAACTTGATTTAACTCAAAGAATTGCAAATGCAGGTAATTTAATCAAAGAATCAAACGAACAAACAATACCATCACTTCAAACGCAAATTCAACAAGAACAAACAAAGTTATCGTTACTTAATTTAAATGATTCTAATTATATCTCTCAGTTAGAAACTGTAAAACAATTAGAAGAATCTCTTGTACAGGAAAACACACGAACCGCAGATTTAATTGGTCAGCAACAAGGACTTATAAACTTAAAAGATATAGAGTTGCAAAAATTCAAAGATATAGTTGATAATGGAGGTGTTATGTCGGATATATACACAAAGTTGGGTCGGCATAGCAATGAATTGGTAAAATCATCTGAACAAAATTTAAAAATAAACATGGATTTGAGGGATGTAATGTCTGAAATGGGCAACAATCAAAAAGAACTTATTGAAGGAGCAAAAGATGTTATAGATGAGTATACCGATGGACTTGATAAAATTGGCAAAGGTATAACAGACGCATTTGCGTCTTTACCATTGGTTGGTGGAATGCTATCTGCAATGGTAAAAGGACCACTTGAAGAAGCAACTAAAACTGCACAAGAAAAACTAAGATCGGCTTTGATTAATTCCGGTGATGCTACACAAGCACTTACAGACGGAATGTCAGCATTTGGTTCGGGTATAGCAAATATTGGAAAATCTATTGCAGGTCTTTTACTTAATCCAATATTTTTGATAGTAGCAGCGTTTGGAGCATTTTTGATGTTGCTAAAAAGTGCATACGATGAAATGGGTAAAATTGAGGAAGCAGGAAGAGAGTTTAGATTTTCTATAGGAGCATCTGCTCAATCAACATTAAGAATACGAGATATTATAGAACAAACAAGAGACGAATTTACTAGATTCGGAATTGGAGTTGAAGAAGCAACAAAATCTGCAATCGCTCTAGGAGATGTTTTTGCAAGTAACGATTTTATTCAAAAAGAAACAGTGCAAACCGTTGCTATGCTAGATGAAGCATTTGGTATAGCAGCTGAAACAAGTGCACAAGCAATTGATAATTTGATGAAAATGGGAGCATCATCTGCTCAAGACGCAACCAAAAATATCATGCATATGCAAAAACTTTCACAAAGATACGGAGTAAGTTTCGCAAAAGTTATGGATGATGTTGCGGGTGCAAGTGAAGAAGCATTGATATTCGCAGGTGGTTCTGCTAAAAACCTCGCAAAAGCAGCTGTAGAAGCAAGAAAGATGGGAGTATCCATTGAAGATATGGCAAGTGCAGCTGATCGTCTTTTAGATTTTGAAAGTAGTATTAATTCTCAAATGCAAGCAAGTACAATGCTCGGAAGAAATCTTAATTTAAATCGTTTACGAGCTCTTGCAATGGAAGGTGATGCAAAGGGAATGGCAGAAGAACAATTAAAAATATTAGAACGACAAGGTGGTCTTCGTAATTTAAATCGTTTCCAACAAAAAGCAATTGCAGACGCAATGGGTACTGAATTAAGTACTTTATTGAAACTTGAATCAACTGAACGTCAACGTATACAAACGAACGACTTATTAAAACAACTTGCAGTTGATGGAGATAAAAATGCACAGAAAAGATTAGCAGAAATGAACAAGAAAGTCGAAGAATCTAAATTATCTGCAAAAGAGCAATTAAAAATAAAACTTGAAGAAAACCGCGTGGAAGAAGCAAACAAAGCAATTCAAGATGAAATGAATCAAGCAATGCTTGACTTGAAAACAACTTTACTTCCAATAGTAAAAGATTTAATGCCAACATTTTTAAATATCGCACAACTGCTTCCACCGATATTCGGAGCTATTTCAACTGCACTTGATTTTATTACGGCGCCGTTTCAATTAATTGTGGGATTACTAAATTCAATTCAAGATGGAGGAGAATCATTTACAAGTATGTTTACAGCAGACTTAGGAGGAATTACAAAACTAATTGTTGGTGTTGTTGGTGCGTTTATGATTGGTAAAAAATTACTAGATGGAATACCTAATATATTCACAAGCATAATTGATAAAATCAAAGGTGGTTTCGGAGGAATCATGGATATGGTTAAAAGTCTTGGTGACGGAATCGGTGGTGCGGTAAAAAAACTTGCTGAAGGATTTGGATCAGCACTTGGTTCTCTTGGAACAGGTATATCAAATATAGTAAAATCAATTGGAGAAGGAATTGCGGGACTAGCAAAAGGAATTGGAAAAGGAATTGCATCAATATTTGATGGAATTGCAAAAGGAATTAAATCACTTGTTAGTAGTTTAGGAAGTTTAAATCCTGCTAACATGGTTAAAGCCGCTGTCGGATTATTAGTATTAGCAGGTGCTTTGTTTGTTTCTGCAAAAGCATTTCAAGAATTTTCAAAAGTAAATTGGGAGGATATAGGTAAAGGAGTAGTAGGAATACTTGGACTTACGGCTATCGCATTATTATTATCCAAAGCATCAGCATCTATGATACAAGGAGCAATTGCCGTTGCTCTTCTTGGTGTAGCATTAATTCCAGCTGCATATGCTTTTCAAATGTTTTCTGATGTTTCTTGGAAAGACGTAATTTTTGGAGGTATTGCAATTGGAGTATTAGCAGCGGCCGCATTCGGATTAGGTTTGATATTAGGTCCTATAGCATTAGGAGCAGCTGCTATTGCTTTACTTGGTGCATCAATAATTCCATTGGCATTTGCTCTTAACTTAGTGGCACCTGCGTTGGAGTCGTTTGGAAAAATTTTCTTAGGGTTTGCTTCAATTATGCTGAAAGGAGTTCAAGCAATAATAGGAGGATTAATTGATTTTGCAGAAATTGTTGGTGGAGTTATTGTAAATGTTGTTAAATCAATATCAGGAATAATAACAAGTATTGCAGATGGAATTGTAGGTGTCATAGGTGCAGTTTCTGGTGCAATTTCAGCAATGGTAAGTGATATTACAAGATTAGCAGAAATAGATGCTATTAACTTAATTGCGGTTGCGGGTGGTATTGCCGCGGTGGGTGTTGCTCTTGCAAGTTTCGGAGTTGGTGGTGGAATTGGAGCAGCTACGTCGGGTGCAGGAAACGCAGTTGGTGCGTTGGGTAATTCTATTGCAGGTTTATTCGGAGCAGATACAGAAGAACTTAATAAATCTCCTTTACAAAAAATTCTTGATTTTGCCAAAGAATCAGATTCAATAATATTGGTTTCAGATAAAGTTGATTTTCTATTAAACTCATTTGACCGTCTTGCTGGAATGGAATCTATACTAGAAACGGCGGCATCAGCATTGCAAACATTTGGTAACGCACTATCATCATTTGGAGCTGGTAATGCAACTGCGGGAATTGGTAATGCAGTTGGTGCGATGGGAAATGCATTTGCTGGATTATTCGGAGCAGACACACCCCAAGACCCAATTGATCAATTAATAGGATTTGTAGACAAACTTGGTTCAGTCGATTTAAATATTGAATCTCTTGAATTATTAAGCAAATTAAATTTAGGTGGATTTTTAAGTAATGTTACCGATGACTTTAGTGATAAAATTACAATGGTTAGTGAGGGAATGGATGATTTATTTATTGTGTTTAATAAGTTACAACCAACTTCAATTTCGTCTATTGATAGAGTATCAGGTGGATTAACTAAATTGTTAAATGGATTATCAAAATCTTTACCTAAAATAAAAATAAGTGATTCTAGAAATTTAACAAAAGTAGCTGATGCACTAGATGATTTCTTTGATGCAATAGACGATTTGAACACTTCAAAGGTAAAAGTATTACCTGAAATAGGAGTAAGTATGATTCCATTCGTGAAAGATTTCTCGGAACTTCCTTTGTCATCTATTTCTGAAGACGTAAGTTCTATTATGAATAATTTAGGTGATGGTATATATCATTTCTTTGATGAACTTGCACCAACAGATTTAACTATATTACCTAATTTAGTAGAAATAAACGCAGGAATAATTCCCTTTATTAAAGACTTTGCAACAATACCATTATCATCAATTTCAGAAGATGTACACTCAATAATGAACAATATTGGAGATGGAATTTATCAGTTCTTTGATGAACTCGCACCCACAGACCTTACCATATTACCACATCTCGTAAATATACAACAAGGTGTAATTCCGTTTGTAAATGCGTTTGGTCAAGCATCACTACCGAGTGAAAGTTTTGATAGTATCTTAAAAGATCTCGGAAATGGTATTGAAGAATTTGCTGACTTTGTAAACGATGGTGAGGCCGGAAAAATAAATAAATTTTTCAAAGACGCAGGTGCATCATTTCCAAAATTTGTTGAAAGTATGGTTGCTCTTGGAAATGTGGGTGATGTAAGTATCGTTGGAAAATTATCAATATTGTCAGATATTTCAAATACATTGAATATTGAAAATGTAAATAAACTTAAAACATTTACATCGGAAGTGGTTGACGCAATAAATTCGTTCTCAGGAATACAGGATCCAGCAGTAGAAGCATTAAGTGCAATATCAAGTGAGTTGTATATGTTGTGCGAAGTAATTGATAAACTTGATACTGATAAATTAAATGGACTTCAAAATATTAATTTCGGAGGAGTACAGACACCTATCAAAATACCAGCTAGAAAAACTGAACAAGAAATCATAGAAGGAACAATTGGTCCTAAATTTATGATGACTGAAATGGCCGATTTACCTGTGGTTGATGTAGCAGGAGGTTCTTTGCCACCAAGTGATCCATTCGCAACACCTGGTCCATCATTAGCAGATGTATTTTCAACCCCAATCGCCGAGACTCAAGTTCAACAAGTAACCGAGACTGGAACTACATCATTAGCAGATGTATTTTCAACCCCAATCGCCGAGACTCAAGTTCAACAAGTAACCGAGACTGGAACTACATCATTAGCAAATGTATTTTCATCACCTCCACCTGAAATAGTAACAGAGCAAAAACCTGAAATTAGTATTCTTAAAAATGAAAAAATAAAAGATGCTAAAAAAGTAAATGAAATGGTTCAACCTATTGTTGATGTCGTTGG